GGGTTTCCATCCTTGTCGGGTATCGTTATCAGGCGCCCGCACCGCTGGAGGCCAGAGTGCCCTCCGGGGCGATGAAAGCGGACTTGACGAGGTGACGGATCTTCGTCCGGTACGCATCGTTATCGAACGAGCCGTCGAGCTCGGAGCTGTTCGTAGTCTTCTCAACGAAGATCTTCGGCGCGGTCTCGCCTTCAAGGAACACGTTAACGATGTTCTTGCGGGGCATCGAGTTCTTCGGGGGCAGAAGGAACCAGCACTTGTCGGCATAGTCGCCGGCGATAAGCGCAAGCTCGGGCACCTCGAAGACATTCGCGACCTTACCGGACACAGTGTTGCCCATCACCTGGGTCTCGGTGCCGTTCTGGCGGCGGATCTCGACGACCTTCATGATCTGCTCAGCGCGGCTCGCCAGGGCCGGGGGAACGATCAGGTTGAACTTCGTCGGCATGATGATTCGGCGACCGTTGTACTTGGTGGTGGCCAGCTGTGCGAAAGCCTTCTCAAGCGCCTCGATGCTCAGCTCGGGATTGCCCGCCAGGACGTTCTTGTTGGCGGCCTTGAAGTTCGTCGTGTTCAGGCCAGTAGGCTGAACCAGCTGCAGGGCGGCCTCGATCGACTCCTGGTTAGCCGCACGACGGCCGAGTTCCTTCGTGATCCGAGGAATCAGGCCCCAGTCGGCGCCGTACCGCTTCAGCGTCTCCCAGGAAAGCGGGATCTGGACACCGGCCTTCGCCAGCTTCAGCTTGAACTGCTCTGCCTTCAGACCGAGGATCGGGTATTCTCCGAGCTCGCCGACAGCGGGAAGCCCCTGTGCGACATAGCCCTTACCGTCCTTGCGTACGGGGATATTGTCGTCCGTGAAATCGAAACTGAAGTAAGGAACAGTCTCGAAGTCAGGTGTTTCAAGGGTGTCCGCCCATTCGCGCCAGTTCGACGGGACCTGCTGGTACTCGCCCTGCATGATCTTGTTCATGGTCGGGCCGAGGTTGACCGGAAGGTCCGAGGTCGAGATGGCCTCGCTCAGGTCCTTACGGGCCGAGTTGCGCACACGAATATCATCGGCGTGAAGCGCCTTGTGCAGAAGGATACCCGCCTTGTAGGCTTCCCTCGCGTTGATTGCCATGTAGATATCCTCCTTAGAGCCAAGCCTGGGTCAGCTTGACGGCGTACTTGGTCGAGGCACTCGACAGCGGGTTGAGCACGAAGCCCACCACGATCTTGCCCTTCGGGTCGGTCGCGACCTCGGGCTTAGACGCCTTTCCGGTTTCGGTGGCGCCGTCGATCGTCACGATATCCCCGGCCTTGATGGAGCCATCCAGTCCGAGGTGTGCGATGCCCTCGAAGGCGAGCGTCGAATAGAAGTTATTGTCTTCTTTGGGCGTAGCAGAGGTGAGGGCCACGGCCCCGACCTTGCCGACGGCGACGACATCGCCAGACTTGACGGCCGCGTCGACCTGAACCTCGTAGGTGTCCCCGCCCTTGACGTGATTCTGTGCCATGTTCGTATCCTCCTTACCAGGTCAGCTTGGCGAATTCGGCTTCGAAGTCGTCGGAGCCCTTTCCGGAAGGCACATGCTCGGGGGCGAAGCCGCCCGACAGGCTCTCGCGGATAGACTCGACGAGCTTAGTCTCGCGGTCCAGGATCGCCTTCGCGTCATAGCCGCGGGCGATAGCCTCGGCAACCCGCACACGGGAAACCTCGGGAAGGTCAGAGTCGGTGAGAGCAAGGATGGCCTCCTTAGCCTTCTTGGCCTTGTCCTCCTCTTCCTCCTTGGCCTTCTTGGCGTCCTCTTCGTCCTCTTCGTCCTTCTTCTTGGCCTTATCGGCGAGAGCTTCGACGAGAGCGGAGAGCTTGGTGTCCAGGGCCTCAAGGGCCTCCTTGAACTCTTTGTCCATTCTCTTCCTTTCGGAATTGTGTTTGTTGATGCTACCCATAATAGCATTTCCTTTTTTGAACGACTCCAGTGCCTCGACGAGGCGCCCACCAGCACCCGGAACTGTGACGAAATCCACGGAATTAACGGGCGACGGTATGAACGACTCTATCACAGGCGGCAAAGGCTCCCCCGCCGTCACGATATCATCACCCTGTGCGAGTGTCGCACCGCAATGGATCGACACGCCGATGATATCCGCCACTTGCTCGATGAACGGTGCCCACTGCTCAACCACCTCGACCGTGGCGTACATCCCCGGCTCGGGGTCGTCCCGCCAGTAAGGCGTCTCTGCGATGACAGCCGCCAGCTTCGTCAACGTGCCCTCGGGACGCTCAAACGACTCACCCTCAGTCGCATGGTCGATGTACATGTGCGTGCCGACGGGGAACGCCTCGGCGAAACTTCCCTGCAGCGCCTCCTTCGTGTACACACCGGTAGAGCCCTGACCCTCCGTTATAAGCCGCACAAGCCACTTGCGCGTCCCCTTAACGGGATTGAGGACGCTGGTGTTCGTGCTCTCACTTATCTTCATCTTCGGTATCTCCTTGGTTGAAACCACCAGGTACGGCCCCCTGGTTGCCCTGGCGTGCCACTGGGTCGTGCACAGCATCGCCGTCGTCTCCACCTGACACATTACCACTCTTCAGAAAATCGTTCGGCTCCGGAAGCTCGTCGCCGTGGATATCGGGCACAGCGAGCAGATTGAGCACGGCCTGACGGTACTCGTCCTGATGGATAGCCCCGGTTGACATAGACGTAGCGAGCGACTGCAATGCCCTATAGGTGGGATCCTGCTCGATCGACGGGAACTTGATGTCCACATCCTTCACCGACGGATCAACGTCCATCATCACCTGCTTGAAGAAATCCCTCCATTTGCGCTGCTCCAGCTTGAAGCCGTTGATCGTCGGCCTGTCCAGCGTCGTCGCAGCCCCGTAGGAGCCGCCCGTCGCGCCGGGGGATGACAACAGCGCGATGACCGGAATTCCGAACGACGCAGCTACCAGTGCAGCCAACGGTTGGCCATTCCCGTAGTTCACTTGTGCGCTGGGGACGCCCACGCCGGCAAGTGACTGGTTCGGCCCAAGGCTCGCCGTGGCACCCACCACGTCGCCGCGGTTCGAAATCTCCACGGCGGACTGGCGCTTGCCCTGATTGTTGCTGTTGACGATCGCCCATGCGATCTTCGACAGCGCCTTCGACAGCCTGGCGCTGTCCCGCAGATATCCCGAGTAGGCGACGCTCCACAGCGCAGCCGCCAACGAGTCAGGGGCCCCAAACGCGTGTCCTGCGTGCCGTCCGGATGACAGGATATACACTACGTAGTTGCCGTTCACCTCATAGGCCGTGTTCGGGGGTTTCCTCAACCTCTGCACACTCCGCCTGTATTCGGCCGTAGGGAACCACTGGCTGATCGTACTCTGCCCATCCGGGGTCCATGTGCGACGCACATACTTCACAACCGACGAATCGAACGAATCCCGAACGATCTCCTCTATCTCCTCCACAGGCACCAGCGTCAACTTGTCGGTGTGCACTTCGCGGAACAGGAACACGTTTCCCGCACAGAATCTCTCCAGGTTGAGGCTCTCCATAGCCGACGCCGAGAACAGCGTCCGCTGCGCCGACTCCGACTTGATGAACTTGTCCAGCTTCGCAGACGTGTCGCTGAACACCAAGTCGTCACCGAAAATATAGCTGGTCCTCAGCTGTGCGCCGCGCTTATGCAGCGGGTGATCCCGGGCCATATCCCTCAGGCCGCGCACAACCTCATGTATGAAAGCCAGTGTCAGGCCCTTGTCGTCGGCGTAGCTGACCCAGTTGGCACCCTCGTCGAGGAGGTAGGACCTCTGCGCCTCGTTGATGAACGCAATACCCTCGTCGCTAAACGAGTATGCGGTTGAATCCAAAAGTCTCCCCCATTTCCATTAGGTAGCTGTCTTCGTCGTCATCCATTATGTCCCCCGCGTCGGAGAACACAGTCTCCTGCTGGATGGCATCCCGTATGTTCTGGTCTGTTATCGCAGCATACACTGCCGCGTCGGCTAAGTCGGGAGACTTTCCGACGTCCTTCTTCAACTTGTCTTTCGAGTCCAGGACAAGCCCGCCGGACATCGTATTATACGAGTAGCCGACGGACAGCAGCTCGTCGTGCAGGTCCATATCCAACGGGTCCAGATCCAGCTCTCCTGTGCGGCACCTGTACCGGAACGAATCCCACATGTACGACCGGTAGTTGTGCCAACGGCCTCTGTCGGGGCTCGACATAGACCCGCGCACAGCCAGAATGTCGTACGTCCGGGTCGCATACGAGTTGAGTATGTCGAACATGCCGCCCCCGATACCGTCGCAGTCGATCGCCACGGCATGTGCGCCCTCGCGAAGCGCCAGGTCATGCACACGCTGTGCGCTGTGCACCAGGTCTGTCTTCGCCCAGGAGTCCACGAAGCGCACAACCCCGTTCACGCATAGGTATACGACGGAGCGGTCCGCTCCGAACCGCGCCACGTCCACACCCAACACGGGCCGGCCGATCCGCTCCCTCTCCGTCAAACACGCCGTCTCGACGTCGCCAGGCAGAATCAACGAATCCTCGATATCGAAAGCGAACTCTCCCAGGACGCGTGCCTTGAACCTAGCGCTGTCCTCGCCGTACTCCAGTTTCTTCTGCTCCACGTAGGACGGCCCGGTAAGCTTCTGCAGCACCTTCGGCGGCATAGGCTCGCCTGTGAAATTCGGACTCTCCAGGACTGAGATGGACATGCGCTTCCAGTTCTCCATCTCCTCCTTGAAGATCTTCCCCAGATAGCTCATCGGGTCCGTCGGGTTAGCTATCAGCACACGCCGCGACGCCTCGTTCGTCGTAATGTTCGCCAGGGCGTCGATCAGCTCGCCGGACAGTCCGCACGCCTCGTCTCCGATCGCCAACACGTCCCCATGGATGCCCTGGAACGAGTTACCGCCCAGGTTGTCCGGCGGCTTCCTTCCGCGCCCCAGCGGGAGCTTCGTCACGTCGTCCTTCCACTGAACGTCCATCGTGATACGCCCCGGCAGTTTGTGGTCTATCAGCCCCTCGTCGAAGCGCCGTTCAACGATGTCCTTCAACTGCATCACTTCTCGCCACAGCACGTCCTGCACCTGCGCCATCGACGGGGCCGTTGAGATCACGTAGCAGTGCGGGTAGCGGGTATCCACCCACCAGCATATGAGCACAGCCATAAGCCGGGACTTCCCCACGCCGTGGCCCGCCTTCACAGCCGTCGAGTTATTGTCCACCACGGCACGGGCGATCTCCCGCTGTTTGCTCCACAGCGTGCCCTCGTCCGTGCCCAGCATATACTCGGCCCAGCCCACGGGATCTGACTTGAAGCTGTCCTGTCGCCTGTGCGCCTTGACGGTGGCGATAGCGCTGTCGATCGCGCTAGCTTTGATCAGCATGGGCCTCCTTCAGCGCCTGATAGAACACTTCGTCCATCGCCTCCGGGTCGAGCAGCTGGCCGTTCGAATACGCGCTGGATATATGAACTCGCACACGCTCCCAGGCGTCCTCCACCAGATCGAGGATCAGCCGAGTCTGCTGCTTCGTCACCCTGGCCTCTTCCTCGTCGTTGTACTCCTTCACCTTGTCCAAGCGGTCCCCGAGCTGCTTCAAGACGCTGTTGACCGCCTCGATGTGCCGGGCGGCTATCTCGTCCGACTCGAAGCACTTCTCCAGGAAGTTGAAGGCGCGCGTCTTCAAGTCGTACATGTCGGCGATCAGCATCTGTTGGCGTTCGAGGTTCGTCCACACGTCGTTGCGCTTCAGCAGGGATCGCACACGGGATAGGCACGTCTCAGCAGGCAGGCCGAGCTCCTCGGACATCTCAGAGGGGCTGGCCCCCGCCTGTGCGAGGGTGAGCAGCCTCCTGTCGTCCATCGCAAGCTCGCCGGTTGACTTTTGGATAGCGAAGCGATCCCGGTCGTTCTTCACGATCGCCTTAGCAGCCGGCTGGGTCTTGCTCTTCTTTTTCGTCTGCGCCTTCTTATCTGTCGCTTTCTTTTTAGCTTCAGCCATCACAGGTCCCTGTATCTGAGCACCACCGGAGCAGCCAATGGATCGCACACCTTAACCGTCGGCCGCTCAGCCGCGGTGGTTAAGGTCACGCAGAACGTGCCCTCCATCGTGTCGAGCGACGTCACCTTCGTCTCGTCAGCGCCAGTGAACACCGTCAGATACACGGCCCGCACGCTCTTAGGCAGCGCTATATCCAGGTCAAGGTTGGGCAGCGTGCCGCTGAGCGCCGCAATCGGCCCGTTATCATCGGCTAAGCGGCTCGTTTGAACGTCGATTCTCACGTAACTCCCTCTCTAGTCAGGCTTAAGAGGAATACTACCATGTGGGGTTGCGCACACAGCAGACCCCGCCGGGGCATAGCGCTCACCCGGCGGGGTCCTGAGAGAAAGGAGCTTACCTGAACACCTTAACATACCTCTGCAGGCGGCGTCTAGGGCCGGCCATGTGGTCGTACAGCAGCACCCAGCGGTCGTCTAATACGGGGGCCCACGTCACCTCGTCCTGCGCGGTGATCGGCTGGATCTCGTCGTCCACGTTCAACACTGACACGTAAGCGTCCAGCCTGAACGGTAGCCGATCCAGGTCATGGGCTGTAATGAACGCCTGGAACGTCTCGTAACCTCCGATCACCCATGCTTCGTCTCGACCCTCTGCGATGGTCTGCTCTATCGCCGCGTACGGGCTAGCCACTGCCTTGATGGATTTGGTCGACTTCATCGTCCGACTCAACACGATGTTCGTCCTGTTGGGTAGCTTCTTGTTGCGTTGTGGCAGGGATTGTTGGGTCTTCCGGCCCATTACAACTGTTTTTCCGGTCGTCATGTCCTTGAAGTGTTGTAGGTCTCCTCGGTCGTGCCATGGCAACTTCCCGTTGACCCCGATGATCCCAGACGTCGACTGTGCCCAGATGAAATACACATGAAACATTGTGTCTCTCCTCTCGTGTGCAGTGTATTGGCTGATACGAGGACTCTAGCAGTGCAAGGCTGGTGTGCGCAAACTTGACTTCCACCCGTATACGAGTTACAGTCGAACCACCGGACTAGAGAAAGGACTTCGCATGCTTCTTTACTTCATCGCCGTCCCCGTCGCCTTCCTCGTCGCACAGGGGTTCTGGACCCTCATCGCCTACATCGTCACATGGTGCGGCTTCCCCAAAGCCGGCGCCGTTGTCTTCTGGGCCCCCTCGCCTTCACATCCCTCGGCACGATCTCCGCCTTCGCATGGACTCAACCTCATCGCGGCTTGACAACGGCTCGTTCAGCGTGTGCACTGGTTGCGCACAGTAACTCAACAGAGAGGAGAAAACATGTTTTCATGGAACCTGATCGGACGGATGTTCGCCGGGTGGTACGGAACCTGTCGACTGTGGGGCAGGACCTGGATCTGCTAGTTACCCCGACCCGACCCGACCCGACGTGTAAACTGAAGACATAAAGGCCCCCGACGTTTCCCG